ATAAGCCCGGTGTAGAAAACAGCAAGAAAAAACTCCTGCCGCTTGTGCTTCTGTAGTAACTCGACCCGCTTGCGCTCCATTGCAATCCGCTCGCGCTGGCGCATCATCTCAAGGTACGTTTCTTGCCCATAGCGCAGAATGATCATGCTGCGGAGCTCGCGCTCCATTTCGCCCAGCTTTTGCCGCTGCACCACAAGCTGTAGTGCCTCTTCTTCTACCGAGCCAGCAGATAGCAGCTTCTTAAATATCGGCGGGTTTTTGGCTTTTTCTTCTGCCTTGGCTATGTCGGCCTTAGCCCCAAAAAACTTACCAATATAGAGCGCGACATCCTCAATCTCACGCCCAACTTCCACCGCCTTTTTGATGGTGTTAAACGCCGTCGTGGCGACGGTAAAGGCGGTGATTGGGTCGATCACGTTAATTTAAATCCGTTTATCTGGCTTGCCAATAACTCTATAGAAGCGTTATTAGATTTAACCATTTCGTTCCTAAAAGACTCTACAGCTGCGCCTGTTTGTTTTTGTTGTTGGCTGTTTTCAATTAGTAGCACTGGTAACCACGCTATCGCACACCCCCACTCATCTACAGAATCGCCCGTATTTGGATTATTACCGCGAACCTGTAAAAACCATGCACACTCCAACTGCCTACACGGTTCAAAATTATGTAAGGGGCAATTAGCCTTTGGCTCTATTTTCATGTTAATCTTTTGTCGCAATAATCACATCAACATAAGATACCTCAAAAGAGGGTAATGTGTGATCGTGGGTGCTACCACTACCTACAGTAGATGTTCTTGGGCTAAGCGTAGATGAACCTGAATTAGTTACTACAAAACGCCCGGTACTAGAAACTGTGTCGTAACTATAAAGAAAGTTAGCAGAGTCAGATGGGAAAAAACTAGGGCCGCTATTGTGGTAGTGCGCCGGTAGCTGAGACGTAGTAAGTGCGGTGCCGCCAGCACTAAGACCACTAGCAAAAGCCGTTGTGAAATCCACAGAACCACCACTAGAAGCAGCGCCGGACACAACCCTTAAGGCTTTATTGTCGTGAGCAGTAGATTTTGTCCATCCAGTAGGGGCAGCGGTTTGGGCAAAAAGCATTGCAGTCCCAGATGGAACCGGATCAGGAGCCGCTGCTGATGTCCAAGTAGTACCATCCGACGTAAGCAAATTACCTGACGTACCGGGGGCGACCTCTTGCACTGCCGAAGTTCCATTGCCAAGCAGAACATTATTAGCGGTCAATGTCGCCGCGCCTGTACCACCAGAAGCTACTGGCAGTGCAGTGGCTAAAGTCAAATCCGGTATATGGGTAATTTGCGAAACCACATTGGTTCCATCGACGTAAACAATTGCCGACTTGCCGTTGGGGATCGTTACTCCGGCACCACCGGATGTTTTAACCAAGATACTTTGACCACCCGTTGTGTTGTTTTGTACAACATAAGGTTTCTCGATATTAGGCACTATCAAGCTACGGGTAGCACTTAGCGTTACCGAAGTTACATTCAGTACTAAATTACGCGCTACTTGCGTAGAATTTGCGTTAGTTAGTGTGAGTGTTAAATCAGCATCCGAAGTAAAGTTAGGGTTGCCGTACCCAACAATAGCTTCTTCAATCGCGGTGCCTAAGTTAGTGTTAGTTGTGTTACCCCACTGACCGGCTTGTTCACCTGTAGATATAAGCTCAATCTTGAGGTTGGTTGAAAAATTTGATGCCATTTCTTACTCCTGCGTTTTGGGGTACTTATTTTTAACAGCAAGGCAATCTGCTATGTACTTGTCAATTTGTGCTTGGTCACCTTTGACCACACCATCTAGGTAATCACTAAAATGCGGATACTCAGATCTCCGGTGATCACTCCATGTCGGAACATACTCAGTTGGTTCAGGCAACGGCTCCGGGGGAGGTGGTAGCTCTTCCAGTACCCACCCGTCACTCCATCTAGCACGCATACCATCAGGCACCACAGGTTCATTTGCGTCAACACAACTACCCGGTATAAGAAAAACCCCCGGCTCAAGCGGGGACTCATCGGCTACCGTCGTATATGCAAAGTAGCCTTCTGGGTCTAACTGACAAACAACTTTTGTCATACATTCTCCTTAATATTTAATACAGCACAACAGCGCTATATTAACTGGGCGGTTTTCAGCAGCGGTAGGTACAACTAGGGACGCATCAATGTAAGCACGCATACCAGCACTACCGCCGTTGTCTTCACGACTACCGTTATAAACGCCATACACACACCCAGCAGCACTCCATGCCGCGCTCCACATGGCCGAGTTCCAGTTACCCGTAATGTTTCTAATAGCGTCGCCCTGCACGGTATTATTTAAAGCCCGCCCACTATCGTAGCCGCGCCCATCGTCCAAACCTCGTGGGAACATGCCGCGCATATCAGGTAATGTAAAAGTTGTTGACCCATCTCCTGCACCAAAAGTAGTACCTATAGCACTAAACAAATTAGCGTATGTACTACGAGATACATTTGCCCCATTTGCTTTTATATAGCCTGTCGGAGCAGTTGACATAGCAACATAAATTACAGTCCCAGACGGAACCGGATCAGCCGCAGATGCCTGACTTGTTGCATCAGGAAATGTGACCCCTGTGTTAGTCAATACTACGCTCATACAACAACCTTTACGTAGAAACTTCAACCCAAGATGGGCTGTTTGTAGTGTTTATTTGAGTCCAAGAACCAGCAAACGCCGTATCTATCAAAAGCCAGTCAGGCGTCTGATTTGTGTCTATGTTGCCCCATACATTAGTGTACCCAACAACTCCAAGCCCGTATACCCCTGTTACTGGCACTGTTGCAGTACCAATTACTGTAGCTGTACCTAATGCAGTTGTACCTACAACCCCCGTTACAGTTATGAGCGCTGTGCCGGTGGCCGTCGCATTTCCAAGAGCTGTTGTGCCAACAAGCCCGGTAACCGATATGATGTTGTTGGTAACAAGCGAAATGTTACCCAGCACCGCTGAAGCAGATTCCCCAGTGACAGCCACATTCGCCGTACCAGTGACGGTTACAGTGCCAATTTCCCCAGTGGCTTCTTCGCCGGTAACGTCTATGTAGTTGTTAGTTACAAGGCTAATATCACCAAGCGTAGCTGACCCGTTGACTCCGGTAACACTTGTATTTGCCGAAGCATATATAGATACGGTGCCTATCTGCCCCGTGCCTTCAACTCCGGTCTGAGCCAGAATATGGTTGGTAACTAAGCTAACAGTACCAACCTCACCAGTCGCTTGAAGACCGGTAATGGCTACTGCTACTGCCGTGGATTCATCAATACTGGCAGCAAACGGGGCGTTGGCAAAGGGTGATGCGGCTATTGCCATTATTCACCCTTTAGTGCTTTAACCTCAGCGCGGAGTTCTTTTATGGCCTCAATAAGCAGGGGTACAAGCCGCTCGTAACGCACGGTGAGGTATTTCTCGTCAATCGGAGCTGGGGTCACAACTTCTGGCATGACTGCTTGCACTTCTTGGGCCGATACACCGACTTCGCGTTTGGCTTCGTAACCCATTTCTTGGGCCGTCTCGTTGGCTTCGTAGTAGAAACCTGACAGCGCCTCAATTTTATCCAGCGCGTTTTCGATGGAACCCAGTTTGGTTTTGAGCCTATCGTCCGAGTAGTACGCCGTAATTTGGTTGGTGGCACGTATTTCACCGGCTGTACCGGAAGCAGCGGTTCCCACACCAAGAGAGTTAACTTGGTAGTCATTGCCAGTGTTTAGCCCGTTGGCTGTTGTAGCGCTTGTAGCAGAAGTAGCAGTGGCCGCGTTACCGGTAATAGAAATAGCCCAAGTACCAGATGCGTTAGTACCAGTAGTTGACGGGGCACCAACTGTGTTGTAGCTAATTGTATGTGCCGCACTTCCATTAAACGTAGTACCAGAAGCAGCTCCAGTGCCACTGTTATTAAACGTGGCAGCGTTAGTCGTATTAGCCGTTATCGTGATATTCGAAGACCCGTTGAAACTGGTGCCGTTAATGGTGC